GGACTTGCCGGAATTTAATGTTGGAGTGGATACTTCACCGCATGGTGGCTCGCCCACCTACAAAATGAGCGTCGGTCTTCCTTCGGATCGTTTGAGGGCCACGCAAGAGTGGAATGCTGGAGACGTACCGACGACAACAAGTACTCTTGAATCAAACCTGGGACCGGCTTCGCTATACTATAAGACGCAGGAACAACCTGGGTCTCCTGGCGACATGAAGTCGCGGGAGTTCGGTGGAAGGCTAAACGCGGGACCATTTAGCGTTGGCGGTAGTCGAATGGAAAGCAGTCAGGAGACAATGCCAGAAGAACAACGCTCTCGTTTTGAAGATCCACGCTACCGTTTCTGGAAAGAGATGGGATGGCTTGGAGGCAAGGCTGATATACTGGGTGGTGTAGGTAGTCTTAATCTTCAGAAGACGTGGTCTAGGCACAGACAACCTTGGCATGAAGGTAAGCACCCGCCTCAGACAGAAGCCAAGCTATCCTATGAAAGAGCACTTGGTCCCGGAACGATAAAAGGAGCGGCAACGGGGCAAATGGTCCGGGATGTTGGAAAACAGTATGGCGCGAATTTGTCGTACCTCTTTCCGTTTTTGGGGGGTGATGCGTCTATAAGTAGCGAGTTTTCCGGACGCCAACTGCCCACGGCCCAATACCCAACGGGTCAGACGAGCAAGTGGAAAGTCGGTGGAAGATGGACAAAGAAGTTTTGACATGCCACTAACGCCAAAGGGTGAAAAGATTAAGAGAAAGATGAGGGAGACCTATGGTGCCAATGCAGAGAGGGTCTTCTATGCGTCGAAGAATAAAGGTAAGATCAAGGGCGTAGACAAGGCGAAGAAGAAGCGCAAGAAGAGGAGAACGAGGAATGCCTAACGTAGCAGGCCGCGAATTTCCATATACGCCGCAAGGGATGGCGGCTGCGGAGCAGTATAAGCAGTCGCTGGGTATGCGTGGTGGCGGCATGATGGGCTTTCGGCCCGTCGGCTATCAGGATGGCACGGGGCCTGCCGGGGTATATCCCGCTTTTCAAAGGTATAAAGATGAAACACGGGGGCTGTCTGATATAGAACTTGCAGAACGGGTAGCTTATGAAGACGTGCTACGTTCTTTTCGAACTCCGGAAAAAAGACAATATACATTTTCCAGTAAGGAACTCATGGACGCTGGGTATGGACCGAGAATGAGAACTCGGGTTAGGGCTATTCCTGAGTTAGAAGAGTACCTGAGAAGAAAAGATAGCGCAGAAGATCCTAAAACATCACTAATACGAAAGCATTATTTTGAAGCTTTAAAGAACATAACTGACAAGCTTCCAACCCAATCCCCCGAAATGCAGAGAAACATAGATAAAGGAATGGCTGAAGCGTACCCAGGGGGATATTCTAAACCCATGCTCTCTCCATATGAGGGCACTTATGAACTACCGGAGGACCCAGATATTCCCTGGACCACTGAAACTAGAGATTTATATCGTGGAGGAGGTTATCCGGGACCCTCGTTTATTCCTAGTGGAGATCAGACCGCACCGGATTTTGAGCAACCTCCGGCTAGTGGTATGCGAAACGGCGGCATGATGGGCTTTCGGCCCGTTGGCTATCGGGATGGCGGCGATGTCGAGACTGCAAACGAGGATATGTATAGTAAACTGCAGACGGCACTTGATACCCTGAAGGATAAAGAAAAGCTTAATATGTTTATATATGAGAACTCTGCTGCTTTAGAGAGCATGGCGAAAGCTAGCTCTGCACGTCGTGAGACGCTTGAAAGTATAAAGAATTTTAGCAATTTTGATGGGTTTATGGAAAGAATTATGCGGGAGCCTGAGCCTGAGCCTTCTTGGATTGGGGAAAAACCCCCTCGTCCGTTTGATCTGGGTGATCCTGTTTCAGATACCCCGATAGGGGGACCTAGGAATTTGATGGAGACCTTTGGTTTCCCAGGAAATCAGGAGGTATCGGTGACTTTGACTCCCGAACAAATACGGGAGTACCAATCAGGCTGGCGCGGTACTGGCTATCCGGGCAGTGCGATGGAAAAATACCACCAAAGCGGCAACCCCCTGGATCATCCGGGTGTAGACCCGGTAACAGGTGATTACTATCCACCGGAATATTTTGATCCGCCTGATGTTCCCATTCCAAAAAGGAATCCACTTCGTACTACAGGTGAAGGCATCGGTATGCGTCACGGCGGCATCATGTCATTAAGGCGCAGATAAGATGGCTCGTCCTCCTCTCCCTCGCAGCAATTTTGGAACAAGTTCCCTTGTCGAGCGCAGGGACGCCCTTCCTCCCGTGGAACTTGAGGAAGGACCGGAGGTCGATATTGACGTTATCGATGAGACGGTCATCGCGGCACCGGGTCTTAATATAGAGCTTGAGGATGATGGTGGCGTCGTAGTGGATTTCGATCCACGGGCGGCGGGTCCCGAGACGGAGGACTTCTACGACAATCTGGCTGATTTGCTGGACGACCGTGCTTCCAGCCGAATTTCTTCGGAGTTGCTGGAGCAGTATGAGGCCAACAAGAGCGGGCGCAAGGAATGGGAAGACGCCTATCGCACGGGTCTTGAGCTTCTCGGGTTCAAGTACGAGGATCGGTCGGAGCCATTCCGTGGTGCGACGGGCGTGACCCATCCGCTTCTGGCCGAGGCGGTGACCCAGTTTCAGGCACAGGCTTTTGGAGAGCTTCTTCCGGCAGGGGGACCTGTTCGTACGGAGATAATCGGAAAGGTAACGCCCGAGGTCGAGGATCAGGCCGAGCGTGTCCGGCACTATATGAACTACCAGATCACCTGCGTGATGAAGGAATACACGCCGGAATTCGATCAGATGCTGTTTTACCTGCCGCTGTCCGGTTCGACCTTCAAGAAAGTTTACTATGACGAATTTCTGGGACGTGCGGTCAGCAGGTTCGTCCCTGCTGAACAGCTTGTCGTTCCATATACGGCGACTGATCTGGAGACGGCGGAAAATGTAACGCACGTCATACAGATATCGGAGAACGAGCTTCGTAAGAAGCAGATCGCCGGTTTTTACAGCGACATCGAGGTTTCGGCAACGCAGGCCGATCCTTCCGAAGTCAAGGAAGAGATGAACGAGATCAGCGGTGTCGAGCCGTCCTATCTGGATACCGACATCACGCTGCTTGAATGCCATGTGGATCTGGATATCGAGGGGTACGAGGACCTTGATGATAGCGGCGAGCCTACCGGGATCAAGCTTCCGTACATCGTCACCGTCTCCGAGAACAACGGCAAAATTCTGAGCATTCGCAGGAACTACAGTCAGGACGACGAAGGACGCAAGAAGACCCAGTACTTCGTTCACTTCAAGTTTTTGCCGGGTTTTGGGTTCTATGGCCTTGGTCTGATCCACATGATCGGCGGTCTGAGCCGCACGGCGACAGCGGCTTTGCGTCAACTCATCGATGCGGGGACGCTCTCCAATCTTCCTGCCGGGTTCAAGGCGCGGGGCCTTCGCATCCGGAACGACGACGATCCGTTGTCACCGGGCGAGTTTCGCGATGTCGATGCACCGGGAGGAGTTATCCGTGATTCCCTGATGCTGCTTCCATACAAGGGTGCGGATCAGACGTTGTTCCAGTTGATGGGGTTCTGCGTCGAGGCCGGTCAGAGGTTTGCAGCGATTTCCAATCTTCAGGTTGGAGATGCCAATCAGCAGGCTCCGGTCGGGACGACCATCGCGTTGCTGGAGCAGGGTGCGAAGATCATGTCCGCCATACACAAGCGGCTTTTCTACGCGCAGAAGGAGGAGTTCTTCCTTTTAGCAGGCGTCTTCGGTCAGTATCTGCCCCCCGAATATCCATACAACGTGGTGGGTGGCGAGCGCACCGTGAAGGCGCAGGACTTTGACGATCGCGTGGACGTTCTTCCCGTGGCCGATCCCAACATCTTCTCGATGGCGCAGCGTGTTACGCTGGCCCAGACGGAACTGGAACTGGCTCAATCAGCCCCGGATCTTCATAACCTGTACGAAGCCTATCGGCGCATGTACAAGGCTATCGGGATCAAGGACGTTGACGCGGTTCTGAAGCCGCAGGAAGAAGGGGAGCCCGAACCCAAGGATCCGGCTGTCGAGAACTCGGAATCCCTTGAAAACCTGCCGTTGGTCGCTTTTCAGGGACAGAACCACGACGCGCACATCATGGCGCATCTTATTTTCGGCTCGTCGGGCCTTGTTCTTCAGATGCCGCAAGTTGCCACCTCTCTTCAAAAACATGTCATGGAGCATGTTTCGGTGAAGGCGAAAGAGCAGGTTGCCGCACAGATGATGCAGCAATTGCAGGGTCAGCCTCCAAACGAGCAGCAGGCCATGGAAATTGAGGGAATGGTCGCGGGTCTCATTGCGCAGGGTATGCAGGAGGTCAAGGCATTGAGTTCGCAGATAGCGGGCGAGAACCAGCCCGATCCTCTTATCGCGCTCAAGGAACAGGACCTGCAGATCAGGGCGCAGCGGGATGCGGCGGAAAACCAGATGGACCGCGCCCGTTTGAATCTCGACAGACAAAAAGCTTCCCAGACCGCTCAGTTGGGAGCAGAAAGGATTCAATCCGCAGAGGATATCGCCGCTGCTCGTATAGATGCTGCTCGCGAGCGGGAAGTGATGAAGCAGCGGCAGAACCAGCAACAACAAGGTTAGGAGATTGCTATGGCCGAAAAAGGAAACGGCTCCGTAGGCGTCATTCGCAAAGGCTCTGTCATAAAGGATCAGGGCTTCGTGCCTTACAACGCTCCAAAAGAGGAATCGACACCGGAAGTTTCCAAGGGTAAAACCACTTCCGGAAAAAGCCGTGGCATGGGTGAAGCCGAGCGCGGCGGTACATTTAAAATCTGTTAAGGAGAACGGTTATGGACTGGATTACTTCCAGGATAAAGGAACCGTCTAGCTGGGCAGCGGCAGCAGCAGGCATGGTTGGCATTGGTGTGTTGATTGGTCAGCCGATTGTGACGATTGCCGGGATTGCCATTGGTGGACTGGGCTTTCTGTTGAAGGAAAAGGGCGTCATCTAGGGCGATGATCAAGCTTTATCTGGCGATTATCGTGATAGGGCTGGTTGGTGGCGTCGTTTACGGTGGGTATTACTACTATAAGGACACGCAGGCCCGCATCCAGATCCTGACGGAGAACTCAGCCAAGCTGGAAGCGGCCAAAATGGCCCAGGATAATACGATCAAGACGCTTAAAGAGGATGCGGGGAAGTACCGCAAGCTCAATAAGGACCTTTCCTTGCAGTTGCAGAAGGCAAGCGAGTATAAAAACAAGCTTATCGGCAAGTTAAGGAAGCATAATTTGACGCGATTGAGTCAACAGAAGCCCAATCTGGTGGAAAAGAAGATAAATCGTGGAACGAAACGGCTATTTGAGAGTTTTGAGTCTGACACTGCTCTGCCTGCTGTTAAGTAATTGCAGTTCGTGGCCCAAACTCAAGCAGATCGAGGTCCAGACCGTCGAGGTTGATCGCGTTATACCTACGCAATTACGGCCTCAACCGATTAATTTGCACGATATTACGTGGTTCGTGGTCACTGACCAGAATTTCAAGGATTTCAAGGCCAGATACACGAAACAAAACGGTGAATTTCTGTTTTATGCCATCAGTGTACGCGATTATGAGACGTTGGCGCTCAATATGGC